TATTACTCGTATAATCTCTTATGGATTACTTAAAAATATACAAAGCTTTAATACATAAAGCACGGAAAGAGTATCGAATAAAGCATACTGGACAATACTATGAAATACATCATATTGTACCTAAGAGCTTAGGAGGTAGTAACAGGTCTCATAATAAAGTTCTTTTAACAGCTAAAGAACATTTTATAGCACATCACTTACTATTTAAACATACTGTTAAGTTTCCTTATAAAGATTGGAGTTATAAAATGGCACTTGCCTTTAGGAGGCTATCTAAAGGATCCTGGAGCCATAAGAAACGAGACTTTATAAGTACTGTTACAGCTAAAACATACTCTATAGTAAAGGAGCACATATCTACAAAGATGTTAGGAGAAGGAAACCCTATGTACGGTAAAGTTAACAATCAGAAAGGTACAACATTTTCAGAAGAGCGTTTAAAGCTGCATAAAAAAGCCTCACTACATACCAGAAAACGAAGTAACATATACTTAACATGGTATAACACAAAAACACAGGCTATTGAAGAGAATGTAACTATTTACATGCTCGCAGAGAAGTATGGAATCTGCTCTAAAAAGTTTCATGATGTGCTAGATCCTACAACACCAAGAAAGACTCATCTAGGATGGCAGATAATAGGTAGAGATAATAGAAATAAAAAAATGAGGGATGCTGATAACAAAACCTACGCTTTGTGGGAACATACTACTACAGCTGAGCAATTTATAGGGACTGCTTACGAACTAGCTGTGCATATAAACTCATTAAATGTATATACAAGCTATAGAGAGTTACTTATAGTGGCTAAACAAAGCAAACAGAAAACAGCATATGGATGGAAAATAAAGGAGAAATATGAAAAAACAATTGATGACAAAACTAGACTATAACAATGGTGTAGGGGTACTATCAGAAGGAGATTTTAGAATAGGTGCTTCAAGTATAGCTGACTTTTTTTCAAATACTCGGCAATGGTTTGGAGATAACTTATTAGGTGAAAAATCTTTTATAGGTAATCAAGCAACATTACGGGGGACTTGTACGCATTTTTGTGCTGAGCGTTTTGCTCTTACAAAAACCTTCACGCCAGAGGATAAGCAAGAAGTATTGAATTACATACTAAAGTCAACAAATCAAGACTATGAAGACTATATACCAGACTCAGATGCGGAAGATGCTACAACACAATACGCTAAGATGGGAAGTGTACTGGTAAATGACTATGTTATTCACAATATGCCTGTATGTGTGGAAGCTTTTGTAGCTTCTGAAATACTTCCAGGTATATTTGTTGGGGGATCTATAGATGCTCTATACAATGGTAGACCTTTATCTGACAATAAGATTGAAAGTCTGCGAAACACCTCAGGTATGGTGATTGTTGACTATAAGACATCTTCTTCAACAAGGTTACCGGATTCAATAGCTTTTAAACATAAACTACAACTACTGACCTATGCCTATGTTCTTCGTAAAGAGTATAATATAACTTCTGATAGGATACGCATAGTATACGTAACAACTGAAGTAGTTGGAGAAATCTCACCAAAGACAGGTAAGCAGTTCAAGTCCTACCCATCTGAAGTAAAAGTCCTCACTGAAAACGTGACTGAACAAGACTTCGAATACATCGAAGGAATCATCCATCTAATAGCAGAAAGTGTAGACCGTTGGAATAAAGTTCCTGGTGATCGCTATCTCTTAGCTAAAGACTATCGTCTGAAGTTTAGTGAGGCACCATCAGTAACTAACACTAACCTCTTCGCTAAGCTATCAGAGGATGACTAAAATCTACTACGAAGTCCCTTATGAAGCAGGATTTCAACAAGGTGTTAACAAGTTTAACACACTAGACGAAGCATTAGCAGCAGCTAAAAACGCCTATGGTGATGTATATATGATTACATCTGAACAAATAGTGGCTAACCATAGACCAGTTGGCCCTCTACTAAATCTAATTAAAAAGGAGAAATAATGGCAACTAAAAAAGGTGTTAAGATATTGCTAACAGGCTTGTCAAATTCAGGTGGACACAAAGTTTAGCCTGCTATACTGGTGACAGTATATGAAAAAACATATTGAATTGCTGGAAACTCTTGTTAAGATTACAGTAGGATATTAGACAGTAATGCACTAACGACCCCTAAAAATCTGTAAGATAAAGACAATCAGCAGCGAAGCAGATCCAAGATCTGAACGTTCAACGACTATCGAAAGCCACTTAAGAGTGAGTAAGTAGAGTACACCTCAAGTGAGGTGGAAGTAGTATGTACGTCTTTCCTTTAAGTCAGTATTAAGCCTGTAACTGGTATAATACAAACAAAAAGGAAAAACATGAAAATACCTATTAAAGGCTATGAGAAGCAATACGCTATAGATTCCAGTGGGATAGTATATTCCACACCATTAGACGGTAAACCAGCTAGAGAGTTAAAACAAGAAATAGTAAGTAGATCAAACACTACTTACCGTAGAGTAACACTATGTAAAGATGGTGTTACAAAACGTTTTCAAGTGCATAGACTTGTAGCGGATCATTTTTTACCTAACTTAAATAACTTACCTATTATAAACCACATTGATAATGATGGTTCTAACAATCATGTAAGTAACCTTGAATGGTGTACACAGAAGGAAAACATAGCACATTCTAAAAAGCAGGGAAGGCATATTTCTAATAATCCAGAAGCTTGTAGTAAAGCTGCTGAGCTATTTAGACAAACCAGAACTGCAGACACTAAAGTAAAATATGATGAGTATATAGGACAAACATTTAAGAATAGATTACTTTTAAAAATAATCTCTTACGGGAAACACCCACAAGGGACTTTTAAATGCTTAATCTGCTCACAAGAATTCAACGCTCAAATAGCAGATTCTATAAAGCCTAAATATCCTGATGCTTTACTTGGTTGTAGAAGTTGCTCTCTAAAACATGCAAGACGTAAAGATATAGTCTGATCTGTATGGAGACATACAGCTGTGATTAACTCACGCAGGATAGTTAACGCCTATCCTGGAACATAAATGAAAACTAATGCTCTACGCACACTAGACCCTAAGACAACCTACGTTGTATCAATCGACGGTAAGACATTTCCGTTTGCAGTACCACATACTAACTTCAGCAGCTTCCCACACATTGATGGCTTATTAGTAGGCTATACGGATGATGAAGGAAACCATGTTGATGGTATTGCTGATAAGATCAACAAGTTCGCTGAAGCTACAGGAGCATACCCACAAACCATAGTTGTAGACACTGTATCTCGTGTCTTCCAAATCATCGCTGATAACGCAGCGAACACCTACAAAGGCTTTGAAATCCATGCTAACATCGCTAAAGAGATTGCTAAGTTCAATAACTTCTTAGAAGTCCAACTAGTTGGTAATGGTATGAACGTTGTATCTACCACACACGTTACTCTCAACTCTGAGACTGGCATGTATGAAGACGCAGCATCAGGTGCTTACAAGAAATCAGGAGGAGCTATCTCTGTCCATGATAACGTATCATTCTTCTCTATCAAATCAAAGAAGTACCACGTTACACATAGAGCAGCAGGGCTACCATGTAGAACACTGTTAGACCCTAAACAGCTACCAGATTCACAAGACGCTAATGAGTATTCACTCAACGAACACATCAAACTCTTAGCTTCTACCAACTCAGAAATCGAAGCATTCGTGCTATAGTCGCCACTCGGCCAATCAACTAAAAACCAACACAAAGGAAACACCATGGCAGCATTTTTTACAGTAAACAGAACAGCAGAAGCTCTTAAAGAAGCAGGCTCTTCAGGATCATACATCCTCAACTCTGGAATCTATCCAGTAACAGTTAACTTCATCTCAGTTATCACAAATGAGCACAACGCCCGCTCATTAAACTTTAACGTTACCTACGAAGGCACAGAGAACACTCTCTATGGTCTCACATTAGATAACAACGATGGCACACCTAACTATCAACAAGCTATCTTCAACAAACTAGCTATCATCGCAGGTCTTGAAGTAGTAAACGCTCCAGTACCTGAGACTCATAATCTCGGTAAAGATAAAACACCTACTGACCTTCTCGTCCTTTCAGACTTCTCAGGCTTAGACATCATGGTCAAAGTCCAAGAAGAAAATTCACTATACAAAGGTGAACTAAAGACTAACCGTCGTATCAAAGGCTTCTACGATGCGAGAGGAGCTACAGCTGGTGAGATAGAGAACAATACTCCTATTGGTGTTCAACTTGAGAAAGATCGTGCATATGAGAACGATATCACTTACAAAGACAACTTAACAGCTGAGAAAGTTGCTCCTATGCGAAAAGCACAAGAAGAGGCTCGTAAAGCTGGTAAAGAAGCCCCCAAAGGTGTTGCACCTCAAGTAGTCGTACCAGCTAAGAACTTATTCGCTGCTAAGTAACTGATATGTTACCTCTCAGCCTAAAAGGGATCAGAGTCTCTAACATGATGTCCAAGTCAGGTAGAGAGGTCCCTAATCAGTTCATAATCCAATGCAACGAAGGAACTATCTTTCAAAGCTACAATTCAATAATCTGTTTTAGTCCAAATAAAGGCCCACTAATCCTGGGCCCTAAGTGGGACTATTCAAACACTACCTCTAAATACCGTTCAGAATTCCTCGGGGAATCCACTAAGGATACTCGTGATAAACTAAATAGAGGTAAGTACATCTTAGATGACACATTATGATTAAACACTCATATACTTGGACATCTGAGCAAGAGCTTATCTTTGATACTGTTGCTGCTAAGAACCAAGATGGCACACCACTGCATTCATTAGTTAAAATCAATGCTGTAGCTGGAGCTTCCAAAACAACTACACTAGTAGAACTGGCTAGACGAGCAGCCCTCGAAGATCCGTCAAGAACATTCCGTTATCTTGTATTTGGTAACGCTAACTCTGCTGAGGCTAAGTTTAAGTTTGGACATAATGCAATCTGTTCAACACTACACTCCTTAGCCTACCAAGCAGTAGTAAAGCCCTATGGGCTCCGTACCCCAGTACATCCATTCATTACCTGGAAAGACATACCACCAAGCATTAAGATTCCATTCGGAGAAACCTCCGCAGTGATAGAAACAATCTCAGCTTTCTGTAATTCAGCTTATACAGACTTATCGCACTATCTTCGTGATGAAGATATTGATAGAACTCTGCATAAACCTGTTAGAGAGGTCTTGATGGGGATGTCATCAGGAGCACTACCATGCACACATGAGCTCTATCTTAAACTCTACCACATAGGCCTTCTAGAAGGTACTATCATACCTGCCACTGAGGATATCCTAGCTGTAGATGAAGCCGGTGATCTAACACAGATTACCCTTGACATCTTTAACAAGTTCCCAGCACATCAGAAAATCATGGTAGGGGATTCTGCTCAAGCAATATTCCAATTCATGGGCTGTATCAACGGTTTCACATTCTTCAAGGGCAAAGGCATATCATTAAACCTTACCAAATCCTTCAGAGTGTCAGCACCTATTGCAGCATCTATTCAGTCATTTTGTCGTAAGACATTCAATCCAAAACTAACCATCGAGGGCATGGACTACGTAAATCCTTTAGTCCGTACAGAGGCATACATTACCCGTACTAACTCCTCTTTAGTCAGTAAGATAGTTGACTTAAACCGTACTAAAACACCTTTCAATCTTGTATCTAAGATGAAAGCTAAGCAGCTATTCAAATACCCGTTGTTCCTGATGTCTCTAAAACCTGGGAACAAACAAATAGATCCTCAGCTAAAAGCTATTCAAACAGAAGTAGAGAAGTGGAACTCATCCCAGACAATCCAACAGGCTCATCCATCATTATTCGGGTTTATCCTATCAGAGAACCAGGATAATCCTGAAGTAAACGCAGCTGCTAACCTCATCAGAACCTTCGGCTTTGATGACGTATTCGCAGCATTCAAGGCCACTGATGAGCACAAGTCAACACTCGGAGCACTAACCCTAACTACCGCACACAGCAGTAAAGGGTAAATAAAATTAATTTAATCTATAGGCCATTTAACTAAACTTTAAGTATATTATTGTATAATACACACATAAAAACTTAAAGGATATAAAAATGGCTTTTACACCACAACCATTAAACCAAAGCGACTTTACTATGAAGATAGTAGAGGACTTAGGTAGAACAACAGCAAACACCTCCACATCTAAACTTGGCAGATATGCTATTTTTGAGTGTACAGTATGTAAGCAGCACTTTAAAGCTAGAGCTTCAGGAGCAACAGCTAAAGCACAGACATCATGCCAGCAATGCACTAGAAGTAACTCTCAATACTATAAACATCCATTATATGCTATTTGGAATGGTATACGTCAAAGATGTTATAACACTAAGAGAAAAGACTATTCACGGTATGGAGGAATAGGTGTTACTATGTGTGCTGAGTGGAAAGATAGCTCAGACTCATTTATTGAGTGGTGCCTACAGAACGGGTGGAAAAAAGAATTAGTAGTAGACAAGGATGTAAAATGCAAAGAACAGTCAATTGTACCAACTATTTACAGTCCATCAACTATTTCTTTTATAACCGCCCAACAGAATGCACAAGAAGCTAATGCGAAGTGTGTACAGCAATACACTAACGATGGTACATTAGTAGCTGAACACATTTCATGTGTTGAAGCAGCTAAACTGTATGGTGTAAACAACAAGTCAACTATAGCTAATGCTTGTAGAGGCTTGACAAAAACAGCTTACGGCTTTGTGTGGAAGTATAAAGATTAAATTATAATAGCCCCTGTGCATAGTAATATGCACATGAAAACTTATCTAATTGCTGGAAACTCCTTAGAACTAATATATAGCACATATACATGTGTAATGAACAAGTATTAGATTGGACAATCAGCAGCGAAGCTCAGAAATGAGAACGTTCAACGACTATCCCTATACAGGGAGTAGGACCAAGTGGTCCGAAATGGTAAGCATCCTATTAGGATGAAGATATAGTCTGGTCTGTATAGAAATATACAGTTGGTATTCAATTACCAGATCTAAGCCTAACGAACTTAGATTGAACACTACGTAGAGTGGGACTCTGTCACCTTTGATGAAGACATGAATGAGTCCATCGAACCCACAATGCTGAGCCTATTAGATGACTCAAATTACCCACTATCAGAATCAGAGATAGCTGAACTTAAGCTATACTATGTTGCAGCATCACGCTGTCGTTATGAGCTCAATAATGCTCACTATATTTGAATTCTCTAAAGCGGACCTTATCGAGCGCATCTTAGAATCTAACGATATCGAAACTAAAGCAGCAGCTACACGTGTACTTGCCATCATCATCGATACTATCACTGAACGCCTAGTTGCAGGTGATCAAGTTAACCTTTCAGGCCTTTGCATGTTTAAACCAGCTATCAAAGCAGCTCGTGCAGGAACATCAGCCCTTACAGGTAAACCATTCAACTCACCAGCATCTAAAACCGTACGAATCGTAGCAGCTGCACCATTAAAAGCCGCTGTTAGATGAACTTTGGTCTTGCCTTAGCAGCCCTCAAAGAGGGTATGTCATCCCACTTTATCCACATAGCAGATAAAGACACTACAGATACTAACTATAGAAAGATTACTACTAACAAGCCTTACTTTATTCTTCTGACAGCAAACGAAGAGTATCAACCAGGCTGGGTACCATCTATATCAGACCTATTTGCAGATGATTGGGTAATCCTGTGAAAACCACAGAGTACCTTTACGGGTGTGACATATCATCACTCCCATCCATGACAGAAGGACTAGAAGCTAGGATAGCAGCTGCTATGCAACTATTGCACAAACTTCTAGATACTCCTCTAGTAGACCGTGACTGGACTCGTATTAAAGACGTACAAGACTCCATCAACCACAACAATAAAATACTGAAAGGAGCTATATGACTTGGAACGCAATCAAAATCATGTCAGATGCTAAGTTCTACAACGATTACTCACGCTACCAGGATGATCTCTCTCGCTATGAGACCTGGGATGAAGCGGTAGCTCGTGTTATGAACATGCACCGTAAACACCTAGGCTCAAGAGTAACACCAGAGCTAAACACACTACTACTAGAAGCAGAAGACGCCTACAGAAAAAAATACTTCTTAGGAGCTCAAAGAGCCCTCCAATTCGGAGGAGACCAGCTACTACGCCACCATGCTAGACTCTATAACTGCGCAGCATCATACTGTGACAGGCCAGCATTCTTTGGCGAGGCATTCTATCTTATGCTCTGTGGCACTGGGGTAGGTTTCTCGGTGCAGCATCATCACGTAGCTAAACTACCAGCAATAACTAAGCGTACTAAACAGGCTAAAGAGTTTGTTATTCCAGACTCTATCGAAGGCTGGGCAGACGCAGTTGATGTACTTCTATCCTCGTTCTTTGTAGGTGGAGGCAAACATCCAGAATACGAAGGCCGTAAGATCTATTTCAACTTTGAAAAGATCAGACCTAAAGGTGCACTCATCTCAGGAGGCTTTAAAGCCCCAGGACCTGATGCACTGCAAAAAGCACTAACACACATCGAAGCCCTTATAAAAGCAGAGCTATCCACGGCAGAAACCACCAACTTACGCCCCATCGTAGCCTATGACATCGTCATGCACGTAGCAGACGCTGTGATCTCTGGAGGAGTCTCTCTAAAGATGATGAGGACATGCTTAACTCTAAAACAGGTAACTGGTTTGAAACCAACCCACAAAGAGGACGTAAATTTTACTGCGCCCTCATTAATATATTCCTTTAATTGCTGGAAACTCCTTAGAGACTAGTAGACTACAACGTAACTAGAAATAGTAAGCGTGAACGTCAAAAACTACTAGTATTGGACAATCAGCAGCTGAGTTCCTAATGTATCCTCATAGAGGTCAAGCAAATATTAAGTTTTTATTTGCTATACTATGGAAAGAGTTCAACGACTATCTCGCAAGAGAGTACTGCTAAGTAGCAGGAAACAAGGAACACCGTAAGGTGAAGATATAGTCTGCTCTCTTATGAAAATAAGAGGATTTTACATGTATGAAAAATTAATCGCGTTTGCACTAACTCAGTCTATACCGTTAGGTACCTACACTGAAAAACATCATATTATTCCACGTCACTGTGGAGGTACAGATGAACCTACTAATCTAGTGGCTTTAACTTATCGCCAGCACATACTAGCGCACTTACTATTATATCGTAAACACCACCGTATTGAGGACTTAACTGCGTATAGACTTATGCGCGGTTTGCCTGAAGACCGTAAGTCTGCCGTCTGTAAGATGATCGGGGCTAGACACGTGCAGTCTGGGCATATACAGGCTTTAGGACGTCATAACGCCGAATCTGGCTGGATCAACGCTATCAAAACAAAAGAATCTCTTATCAAAGGTGGCAAAGCTGCTGGCGCTAAGGCTGTAGCTTCTGGACAGGTTTTTACTATCCGTACTACAGAAAGCTCATCTAAAGGTGGAAAGACGCAAGGTGCTAGAGCTAAAGAATCTGGGCAAATTCAAGCATTAGGTAAGTACTCTGGTAAGTATGTTATGATTGCTCCTAATGGTGTTGAATACCAGCATGCTTTTCAAATGGCGTGTGCTTTGCAACTGCCTACTGATACATGCATTGCTCGCTGTAGGGCTGGTTCAGGCGGATTCTCACGTCGACCTAAGACAGAGCTAGAACTCGCTCAACGCTGGTCTGACGTACAGCAAGTAGCTGTACCAAATTTTGTAGCTGATAAACTAGTGCACACCACTAGAAACAGTAAGTACATCTTCATAGATGCTAACGGCATTGAGTACACTACTATTCAAGACATCGCAGCTGCACATCAGCTAACTCCAAGTGCTGCCCGTAAACGCTGCTTACATAACATCTTTAATTTTTCATACAAACTAAAATCGACATAGTTTAACGCACTATGTCTAACATTCGAGTAACAACTCAGCTTTACTTCTCCGTTCTGAAATCACCAGAGAAGAAATGCATAAGATTAAATCATCAATCATGCAGTTTGGAGAACCAGGATTCATCCTAGCAGACTCGCTAGAAGCGCTTTTCAACCCTTGTGTAGAGATAGGCCAGTATGCATATACTTCGTCAGGTGAATCTGGTTGGCAGATGTGTAACTTAACAGAAATCGCGGGTGGAGAATCAGATACCCCAGAAATTTTCTATGAACAATGCAAATACGCATCTATCATAGGAACAATCCAGGCATCCTATACTGACTTTAAGTTCCTCTCACCAGCTACTAAAGAAATAGTAGAACGAGAAGCTCTCATAGGTGCGGGTGTAACAGGTTGGATGAATAATCCACAAGTACTATTCGACGAGTCAGTCATGATTCGTGGAGCAGAGATAGTTAAACACTATAACAAATTAGTGGCCTCAATCATTGGCATCAATCAAGCAGCAAGGACCACATGCGTTAAACCGTCAAACCTGGCGGCATAGTGTAGTAATACACTAATGAAAATTTGGTTAATTGCTGGAAAGCTAAGGGAGTAATCCTATGCCAATCAGCAGCCAAGCTTTTAAGTTAAACCTTAGGGAAATAATGGTATAATTTAATTGAAGGTTCAGAGACTATCCCGTAAGGGAGTAGGCTACAAGTGTAGTCGAAATGCCAAACATCTTATTTAAGATGATGATATAGTCCAACTCTATGCGAAAGTATAGGCAGCCTTGAGTCTAACTAACAGGTAATAAATGTATTATGCATATTTAATAGAGAATACTGTAACTAAAACTTATTATGTAGGAATAACTAATAACCCTATAGAACGTTGGAGATCACATAAATCAGTGGCAAATAATCCACTTCGTGAACGTTATAAGTATAACCATCTCTATCTTGCTATGCAGAAATATACAGTAGATAGCTTTTCTTTTGAGGTTATTGCATCATTTACTGATGAAGCATCCTGCCAACAGTTTGAAATACAAACTATTGAGTGGTTTAATCAAAATGGGGTATCAACATATAATGTGCACTTCGGAGGCACACTTGGATGTAATATGAAAAACCACCCTGATTACAGTAAATGGAAACAACGCCAATCTGATTTTATGATTAATCAAAAGAATGATGACCCTGAAGCTTTTCAAGCTTGGAGAGATAAACTTTCTAAAGCAAGACAAGGAAAGAAGCCAGCACTAGGCATGAAACATACAGAAAATACTAAACTGCTCTGTAAGAAAGTGTCTAAAGATTACTGGGAAACTCAGGAGACATTTACAAAAGATGCTGCAGAGATTCTTAAATTGTCTCATCGGGAGGCTAAGAAAGTATACAACATATCTACTACACATTACTATAGACTAAAGAAGCGATTTACTAGTAACGATAGTAAATGAATATAAGCAGGCAACGCTTCAGTCCTTCTAGGCTGTGCCTCAGGTATTCATGGTGAACACTCACCATTGTACATCAGGCACGCTCAGTTTAACAAAGAGACAGAAGTAGCTCAATTCTTCATGAAAGAACTACCAGAGATGGTAGAGCCTTCAGCGTACACACCAGCTACAGACATAGTTGTAGGGTTCCCTGTTATCTCAAAACCAACATCTATCTATAAACGAGACCTACTAGGCATCAAACAACTAGAGTACGTCAAACTAGCTCAGAACGTATGGGTAGAACATGGTACTAACCATGAGCTCTGTACACAACCATGGTTACGTCATAACGTCTCCAACACCATCACAGTAGACAACTGGGATGAAGTCTTCGACTACGTCTTCGATAACAAAGAGTCTTTCTGTGGTATCAGCTTCATGGCTGCATCCGGTGACAAAGCTTATGTGCAAGCACCATTCACTGAGGTATTCACCTACGATCAGATCGTAGCTAAATACGGTCAAGTGTCACTCTTCACATCAGCCCTCATAGAAGCAGGACTTGATGCATTCAACAACAACCTTTGGCTAGCTTGTAACACAGCCCTTGGCTATGGTGAAGACTTAACCGACGGTAGTAAAGATCTACTAAAAAGAGACTGGGTCAGACGCTTTAACAAGTTTGCCACTAACTTCTCATCAGCAGAAGAGTGCACATTCTGTCTTAAAGATATCTACAACTTACACAAGTGGTGGAGAATCCAGAAAGGTGCTCGTGAGGTTGATTTTACTCAATCCCTAACAGCTAAAAAATACACAGACATTAACACTATGGGTGCTCAAGCCTGTAGCGGTGGACAGTGTGAGCTAAACTTTTAAAGGACACTAATGGCAGAAGCAACTGAGGGGACTATAGAGTCCCTAATCAACCTCAAGAACCTAAATGCACCTAGGTTAACACCTAGTCACATTGATCAAACAATCAAGTCAGTGCAGTACTACATCTTCCCTGGTACTCAACTCACAGTATGCTGCATGCAGCTTACCAATGGTTACACAGTAACTGGAGAGTCAGCTTGTGCTTCCCCTGAGAACTTCGATCAAGCCATTGGAGAGCAGATTGCCTACACCAACGCTAGAGAGAAGATCTGGGCCCTTGAGGGCTATCTACTCCGTCAGATGCTGTATGAAACCAGTAAATGATTCATGTAGCTTCCTAGAACAGTTGAGAGCTTATCAGCTCTCTTCTATACTAGGAAAATACAAGCTATTTTAACATAGATAATCTACATTTACTAGATTATCTATACAAAAGGAGACATATGTCTAAACAGAAAAAATATGAGTACTCTACATACTTTGTAGAAGATCCAGACGTATTCGACGGCAGTACACTATGTGAAAATTGTGGTAAACCACTTGGAGAGCACTACTCTACAGATCCTTGTATAGTACCATCAGATCCATGCTTAGTCACTGAACCAAGAGGACTCAAATACGACGATGGTAAACTTCGCTACTCACTGATACCGCCATCAGCTACTAAAGCTATAGCAGAAGTACTAACATTTGGAGCAAAGAAGTATGCACCAAACTCTTGGCAAACTGTAGAGAACGCTGAAGAACGCTACCTAGACGCTCTAATTAGACACTTAGAAGCATACCGTTCAGGTGAGTCTCACGATCCTGAGTCAGGACTTCATCACATGAGCCATCTACTCTGTAATGCATCATTCTTACACTACTTTGAAACACAAAAGGAGCTTCATGAAAGCAAGCACTAAAGACTTTGTTGAAGCTTACAAAGCACATTTCAAAGGAAACATAGCAGAGTTTCATCAACACCTAGTCACTAACTACGGCTATACTCAATCGAGTAAATCGAGTACAGCTCGTAAGATTGCACGTCTAAAATCTATTGGAGCACTTCCTTTAGAAGCAGGAGTATCCGTAGAACACGGAACAGTCCTGACAGGAATGTCACGCTACCATAAGCTAGAAGATGGTGGAGTATGGGTTAAATCCGATGTAGAAAAGTCTAACCAACTGACAGCATTCAAAGATGCTGTTGAATCACTCTTAACCAACGTCAGACAACCATTATCATTTGTCAGCCCAGCCACAACAAACCAAGACAAGATCACCATCTACACTATTGGTGACGCCCACATTGGTATGCTTGCACACAAAGCTGAAACTGGTAATGATAACGACCTAAAGATCGCTGAAGCGGATCTACGCGGTGGTATGACTATACTTTGTGAGCAGTCAACACCAACACATGAATGCTTCATCATCGATGTAGGGGATTGGTTCCACTCTGATAACCAATCAAACACCACATCAAAGTCTAACAATAAACTAGACGTTGATGGACGATACCACAAAGTCTTAGAAGTTGGCCTACGCCTTATAACAGAGCTCATAGATCTAGCTCTTACAAAACATGAACTAGTACGCTGGAGATCTGCTATTGGCAACCATGATGAACACTCTTCTATCATGGCCACTGCTTTCGTTAAAGCTTATTATCGTAACGAACCAAGAGTAGTAGTTCACGATACACCGAATCCATTCATGTATTTCCAATTTGGTAAGAACCTAATTGGAGTAACACATGGGCATACCATTAAGGCTGATAAACTAGGTGAGGTAATGTCTGTTGACTGTGAAGACATTTGGTCATCTACTAAGTACCGTTTTTGGTACACTGGGCACGTACATCACCTCTCTACTAAAGAGTACCCATCCTGTGTCGTAGAGACATTCCGTACATTAGCTGGCAAAGATGCTTGGCACTCTACTAGTGGTTATCGCAGTGGCCAAGACATGAAGGCTATAACCCTCCACAAAGACTTTGGTAACTATGAGAAAAGAACAACTAGACCTACTAGACTACCTAAACAAACTACTCCAGCAAGACGCTGAGGCTAAACGCAAAGCAGAACAGATCCATTTAGAACCAGCAGATGACTTTGATGATGATGATGATGATTGTGATTCCGACTGTGATTGTGATCAAGGCCCAGAAGAAGATGAACACGGTAATTGGACAGACTGGAGAGAAG